GACAAGTCTGTAAAGACCTGCACCATAGTTTTCTTATCCTTAGACCTTAGAGCCACATAACCCCATGTCGGTATCATGGTCGGTTCGCCATCATTTTGAGCCATAGCCAGCATGACACCCATCCCATTATGAAACTGTAAATGAACTGTGTATCGGTCATTGGTCGTACCAGTCGTCAGTCATTAGTTCCTGCACCTGGTCAGGCATCAGCACAAATCCTCTCGAGGGGTTTTCAGAGCCTGCAGCAAAGTCGCGCTTTTGTAGCACCTCACGGTTTAGGCGTAAATACTTTTTAAGCCTGGGGACAGACACCAGGGTAAAAGCACCGGGGGCAAAACGATATGCCCACCACTGGGCTGTTGTCACGTTAATGCCAGAGTCCTGCCAGCCACGCCCTGACGGGTTCTGCTGGGTTTCTACGGCCATCCTGCCATTGCGATACCTGTCGCTTTTGACTTCTATCTGAGCGCCTTGTACTGCGTCAAAAAACTCGACTAGTTCAGCCTCGCCAGCTTTGCCGTAGGCCATGTCTACTGTGAAATCGTAGGCTGGCTCATATCCATTGGTTAGTTTTGTCATGTTTCCTGACTTTCTGCCATTTGAGTGGCTGGTGTGACTATACACAATTTGAAAAATCGGTGGTGGATACCCAATGGAAACAAAGTACCCACCACCTAGCCTCAGCACTGCTCAAACAGTGTCTGAGAGTCCTATTTTAGAGCTCTAAACTGTGCCTCAAAATGCTCTGGTGTTTGCTTTGCCAACTCAATATGCAGCCAATTAGGCGAGCCCTGATATGAGCCTGCATTGTCATCAGCTGTAAAGATTTTGACACCAGCCTTGCCTTCGCCTCGAGAGCATCGGTAACCAGCGCCGTAAGCACCATAGGCGTACCAGTGCATTTCACATAATCCGAGCGCTTTGCTGTTAGCTAGAAACCAATCCCAGATGATACGTGCCTGGGCTTCGTCTTTGTATTTTAAGTCTGCTGCATACCCGGTGGCGTGAACAGATAGCCCTGCATTGTTTCGCATTGGTCTATTGGCATATGTGCCTAATGAGGTCATCCCCCAGCGCGCTTTGCACAGCTCTACAAGTTTTGCCGTAACTGGTTGTGTGCCTTTGCCATCCCATGATGGGTAGTACGGATAGACGCGATTACTCATGGTGCAGGAGGGTCTTTAGGACGGTCTTTAAGCCCGTTACCTGCTAATACCCCCAAGAGGCCGCCAGTAAGGGTGGCAAGCATTGGCGACAGTACAGACCATGCAGCATCGTCATTGGGTGAGACGTCGAGAGGCTGGGTAACAAATAAAAGGCCGTAAAGCAATGCCAAGATGGAAGCAAGGAAAGCAAGTGTTAAGCCAATGGCTACGACAAAAATTAGACGCGCTTTTATTTCTTCGTTTGTGTGTCTGTTGTCTGGTTTCATGTGCACTTTCCGCCTGTTCCATATTCGGGGGCTTGTGTTGTTGGGGTGATTGTTTCGGTTACGCCGCGTAGGGCTTTGTTTTTGGTTGGTAAGCAGTTAAGGCGTTCACGGTCTGCACAAGCGGTAAGCGACCCTAAAAACATCAATAGAATTAGGCTTTTTCGCATTTACGCGCTAATTTCCACAAGAATAAGCGACGACACAGAAGCGTTAAAGTTTGTTTGGCAAGTGCCAGTGGTGCGGTTGGCTGCGTAAACTGTGTAGGTGGTTGCTGATGTTGTTGCAGGACTATCTAAATAAAACGCGTCAAATTGTCCGTGTTGTCGTTGTGTGTCATCTGTGCGTAAAAAGTCAGAGCCAAGTTGCGCAATGCTTGCAGCGCCTTTCCACAGTTGAAAGTTAAGACCGTTACCGGCTGCGTCTGTTGCTTTATAACAATCGGCAACATTGACAAACACAAGAATTTTGTTTGTTGTTGCTTGTGGCGTAATAGTAGCGCTTAATCCTGTGCTGACATAAGTTGTGTTTGGCACAGAAACATTTGCGGTGTTTGTGTCTGAAATGACCTGCAAAACGCGGAACGCACCTCTGAGGTCATTTTGCTGGGCTGCAGTGAGAATAGCCCCACTGACAAAGGATGCTGGAAGGTTGGTTGGTGTTGCCATGTTGTGTCTCCTTTAGAAACTGAGAAGGTTAGTAGTAGAAAGAGTACCGAAAATGGCATCGTCAAGGGTGAAATAGGCATTGCCGTCTGTGGACTCAAAAGTGTACGAAACAATGTGACTGCCAGGTGTGATGTTATGGCTAATGCCGGACACAATCAGGGTCTGTGTCTCGGTGGCTGGTGTGCCTACCACAAAGTTTTTAACGACTGTGCAAATACTGGTCATGTCAAGATTTAGCACAATGTTTTGATTAGTAGCCGATAGCGCTGACATTTCGGTAGATAGCCCTGTAAACCTGAGCACTGGGTTTTTGTATTTGCCGAGCAGATAGTTACCAAGGCCAGCAACCTCTGTCGTGGTGCTGTTGAGCAAGTCTGTAAGTGAATACTGTTGAGCCTGATAAAGCGCAATGCTGGCCGAGTCGCTGGTTTCTTGTTTTGCCCCTGCTGGCGATTGGGTCACTATGTAGTTGTATAGCAGCTCGTCACCAAATTGGTTGATGAGACTCTGATACCTAAGGCCTGTGCCGTCAGTGTTAAAAGTAGCGCCAGCAACTGGGTTAAGAACACTAGACCTATCCTTAAAAGTCAGGGTGCCGTTAGCGCTCATAAACAGATAGCCCTGCTCGCTGGTGTTTACAAGTTGCAGATAATTAAGACAGTTTTCGTCTTGAGCAATGTTAAACGCGCCAAGGGTAGATGAGCCAGTGTCTATCGCTCGAGCACCTTGGTAGGTAATTTCTGGCAAGTCCAGCACTGTGTTAATACGTGCACCTGTGGCCTGCACTGTTGTAGCAACAGCATTAAGTGATTGGTTAGCGAGAACTGTAAAACTGTCAGCGCATGACGCGTACATCATGTCTTGGTTGCTGATGTCGTAATCAAGATTCCAGTCAGTAATTAGCCCGGTGTAAATCGGTATGCCATTAGCCAGAATCTGCACTGGGCATCTAGGCAGTACGAACGGGTAGTAAGGGCTAGCCGTGTTACTTGGGTTAAGTATTTGGCTGGCGTTGTCAAAAGCAATAACAGCAGTTCCAGCATTGAACTGGTCTAACTGGCGCGAACGTCCTCGAGTGATGCTGACATTCTCAACCAGGCTGGTTAAATCTACAAAAGTAAGGCCACCTAATGTGCCTCGGCCTGCAGTGTCTAGAACGCCATAGAAAGCATCGTTTAATTGGAATGGTGTGCCAAAGCCAGTGGTGCTTTGAAAGCCCACCAGCACCTGCATAGTAGGGACGCTCATGCTGAGGCAAACACCTGACCGCTACGACGTTGTGCTTTTTGGATGGCAGCAATAATGTCCTGACCAACTTGGTCGGGTGTGCTGACTAGTCCAGCGTTCACTGTGATGTTCATGCCAAGGCCACCAGCTTTGTTTAATGGCACTACAGCTTCTGGGCCAGCTTCGCCTATGAGCGCAAATGTTGGAGAACGGACGATGCCCCCGGTAGCCATCGCTTTATAGTCAAGGCCTGCAGGGTTAGCGCCACCATCGCCGCCAGTGTCACCACCCATACGGCCAAAACTGACAGCGCCAAGTTCGCCAATATCTTTGCCTGGCTTAATCAAGTTAATGCCCTTAATAACCAAGTTAATCATGGTGATAAAAGCGTTAGCCATAAACTCAAAATAGGTGGCAACACCATTAACCACTGTGCGCACTACAGCTCTAAACGTGTCAAACTTTTTGTAGGCCATAACGATGGCAACACCAAGAGCAAGAATGCCGGCAGTGATTAGCACCACTGGGTTTAATGCCATAGCTGCATTGACTAGAACAATGCTGGCTGCCATAACACCAAAGGCTGCAGCGACAGCTGTGATAAGTGTTGGGTTGTCTTGTGCCCACGTGGCAAACGATTGCAGTACTGGCATTGCCTTTTCAAGGATTGGCAACAGTGCAGCGCCGACACCTTCCTTAGCCTCACCAAGAGCAACACCTAATCGTTGCATAGAGCCTGCAGCAGTGTTAGCAGAATCAGTGGCAGCACCACCAAAAGTAACAGCCATCTCGGCCATGACTTCATCCATAGACGCGCCGTCTTTAATCATCTGGCGTAGCTCTGGCGACAGTTTCGCTAGGGCAGTCATATTGCCGCCGTACGCCTTTTCCATAGCCTTAGTCACGGTCTCAAGGCTGATGCCTTTAGCAGCTGCAATATCCATAGACAAGTTGGCTGCCTTTTGGGCTTCGTCAATGTCCATCGTGGCACGTACAAGTCCAGCCATCGCCGGGCGTAACTCGTCATCGGTGACGCCTTTAAGTTTGCCTTGCTGGGTTATGTAAGCCTCGACGCCTGCAATTTGTGCATCAGTGGCCGCAGTAGTTTTTTGTAACTGACGCGCCAACATTGCCTGGGCTTGTTCATCTTCCATAGCACCCTTGACAGCATCACCAAGACCAGCAACCAAACCACCAAGTGCTACAGCTGCGTATTTGTTTGCCTTGCCTAGCGCGTACTTAGCCTTGGCTTGCGCGCCTTCTAAATCCTTAAAGCCCTTTTCGGCCTCTCTTAGTCCCGTCGGATTGAAAGACGTTAAAATTGGTAGGTAAATAGCCATCAGGTAGCAGTCCTTGCTTGTAGTGCGCGGTTAGCGTCAGCGATTACTTCATCAACGGCTTTCATAATGTCAGCCGCGCCTTGCTCTGCAATGAACGCTCGAGAGCGCCACAAGCCGCGCTGTGGCCTGCCAAATACGTTAGTTAGCAACTTAGAAAAGTCGCTGTTATTTTTTGTGCCTGCCTGGCTGAACAGTGCGCCAGCTGCATCTTTCTGCACCAAAGTGACTAATGGTGTGATGCCTTGGCCACGTGCACGACCACCAACCATGATTTGCACACCCTTGTCCACAGCAGTTTTGTCGTAAGTAAGCCTGCCCTTTTTGCCTTTTTTGCCTACTCCCCAACCACGTATCATGCTGACACCAATTTCTGGTGGAAACTGTTCACGGCCCTTTTCAAGCATTGCTGGGCTACTGGCTTTAATCTTGGCTGCAGCCTTAAAGCGTGCTGATTTGTCTAACTTGCTCAGCTCTGACAGTGCCTGTTTCAGGCCTGTAATTTCGGCGCTTGTTTCAAGGCTCATGCTTTGCGGCTTTCGTTTAAGAGCTTAATCGTGGTGTTTAGATCAGCAATATCAAACTCTACAGCAGGTGGCCACCAGCCTGTGGCTACTAAGAGAC